GGCAGTTCCCTGAACTTGGTGGCGTTTATTGTATTGGTGCTGACGTTGCTGAAGGTCTAGGTTATGGTGACTACAGTTCGGCACATGTTATTAATGCGTATACAATGGAGGTTGTGGCTCATTGGCATGGCTTTATTGACCCCGACTTGTTTGGTGAATATGTTTTGGCTGATTTAGGCTGGTTTTATGGAACTGGTTTAGTTGGTGTTGAATCCAATAACCACGGTTTGACCACTTTAAAGGCTTTGCAACGTGCTGGGTACAAGAATATCTTTAGGCAGCGTCGCCTTGGGCAACGTGCCCCTGTTGCTACAGAAGTATTAGGTTGGCGCACTACTGGTTCTAGTAAACCTTTGGCTATTGACGAACTTGGTGCTGGTATCCGTGACCAGGAACTAGTTATCATGTGTAGCAACACTATTGCAGAGTTGCGCACGTTTGTTCGTCAGGCTAATGGTAAAACTCATGGTTCTCCTCATGACGACCGTGTTATGTCTTTGGCTATTGCTAACCAGATGTTAAAATATGTTTGGTTGCCTGAATATCAGGTTACTGGTAATGCTCCCAAGGGTAGTTTGGCTTGGTGGGAAGCAAATATCTCTTATGATGGACCGAAACATTTCACTTTGGGTTCTTTCGGGGTAAGAAAATCGTCTTAGGTGACAGTTTAGATTATTATTATGGCAATTTATACATGCAAAGACTGTTCTGCACAATTTGAACATGACGACTTGCCTCGTCGTGGCGCATACTGCTTCAAATGTCATCTAAGTGGCATCCGTTTAGGGTTCACTTATGGCAAAGAAGATTTTCATGGACCTACTATTGGGGAACGGGCACGTAAACAAGTAGCGGATGCTAAATCAGCAGGTATTAACGCAGAACCTATCGGAAGCCGTTGGATTTAATGAATTGGGCAGTTGCTATTGTTGTCGCAGTAATTACTGGGCCAATTGTAGTTTTACTACAAATGTTGCGTAAAGAAAATACTGAACAACACAGCGAATCTCGAGAACTATTACATCACATGGTAATAAAACTAAGTGAACAACAAAAAGCAATGCTTGCATCGTACGCACGTTCAGCAGTTGGCGCAGGCGTAGCCGTTTACGCTACAGGAAACCACAATGTTAGCGACTTGTTGAAGGCTGCTGTAGCAGCATTGTTGCCACCTTTAATGCGTTTTGTTAACCCTAAAGATAATGCTTTTGGACTTGGTGGCTCTAAGTAATGGCAAGACCAACCAATAAGGACCTACTTGTTAGGTATCGTGAAAAACTAGAACAATCACGAAAATGGCGTAAACAAGAAAAATGTGACGAAACATGGAAACGCATGATTGACATGTACCGTGGTCGTCACTACGACATGTCGTCAAATGAGGACCGTACCTTAGTCAACATGGCTTTCTCAACCATTAACGTTATTGCGCCAAGCGTTTCTATTAACCATCCTAAAATAACTGTATCCGCACAAAAACCTGAAGATGCAGACAGGGCTACCGTTACTGAAGCCATTGTCAACTACTGGTGGAGGCATTATGGTTGCCAAAAACAGTTCCGTAAAGCAGTTAAAGACCAACTAATCATTGGTCACGGCTGGATTAAAACAGGATACCGTTTTGTTGAAGAAGAACGAGTAAAAAATCCTGTAGCAACAGAAGAATCAACAGATGTTTTGGATATTACACAACCAGAATCAACTGTTGAAACAGAACTAGTCGTCTTGGAAGATAGACCATTTGTTGAACGCATTTCACCATTTGATATTTTTGTTGACCCTAACGCTACAGACATGTTTGACATTAAATGGATTGCGCAACGTATCAAGCGACCGCTTGCTGACGTTCGCAATGACCGCAGGTACAACTCAACTGCACGTTCAGAAGTAAACGCAACAATGTACTCAAAATATTCTATAGAAGAAAAAAGTGCTAGACAATCAATGTCTAAAGACAACTCTTATGTTGAAGTTTGGGAATGGTACGACATCTCTAAGGGTTTGATGTCAGTTTTTGCTGATGGTTCAGACAAGTTTTTGATTACACCAACAGAAATACCTTTTGCTTTCGGTCATCCTTTTGTAATGCTACGTAACTACGATATACCTGAACACTTTTATCCAATGGGTGAACTTGAGGCTATTGAAGCATTACAACATGAGTTGAATGAGACACGTACACAGATGATGAATCATCGTAAACGGTTCTCACGTAAATGGTTGTACAAAGAGTCGGCTTTTGACCCTGATGGTCGTGCAGCATTAGAATCAGACGAAGATAACGTTATGGTACCTGTTGTTGGTGACGAACCTCTTGGCGGAGTTATTACACCAATGCCTGCAGTTATTAACCCACCAGAGTTCTACAACCAGTCAAGCCTTATTGCTGGTGACATGGACCGTGTTTCGGGTGTATCCGACTACATGCGTGGTTCCATGCCTGAGATACGCCGTACAGCAACAGAAGCCGCTATTGCGCAAGATGCTAGCAATGCTAGAGCAGCAGAAAAACTTGCTACTATAGAACTAGACATTGGTCAGTGCGCTAACAGGCTTGTGCAACTTGCTCAACAGTATATGACTGGTGAACAAGTTGTTCGTGTTGTCGGTTCTAACTCTATACCTTTATGGGTTCAGTTTGACCGTGACTATATTAGTGGCGACTTTGACTTTGAGGTAGAGGCTGGTTCTACACAACCTGTTAACGAGTCTTTCCGTCGTCAAATGGCTTTGCAAATGGTTGACGCTATGGCTCCTTTTGCTCAGGCTGGTGTTATTGACATGGCTGCCTTGGCAAGACAAGTATTGCAGTTTGGTTTTGGTGTTAAATCACCTGAAGCATATTTGACTGCTCCTCAACAACAAATGCAACCAGGTCAGCAACCGATGCAGCCACAAGAACCCCCACAAGGTCCACCTCAAGGTGGTCCACAGTTACCTCCTGAACTTATGGCTCAGTTGGCTGCTGGTGGTGGTGCACCCCCAATGGGGTGATTGATGTTACAAAAAAAACATTATTTATAGGAACAACCAGATTAGGACTCCATGAGCGATACCGAATATAATGCCCCAGAATTTGACCCCATTCTTGATGGACAAGTTGAAGATGTACAGGGTGACACAGCCGAATCTACGGGAACTGAAACTGATTACTTTAATTGGGATGACTTTGCTGATAAAACAGTAAAACTTCCAGTTGCAGGTGAAGAAATTGAAGTTCCTTTAAAGGAGGCGTTGGCTGGTTATCAGCGTCAAGCGGATTATACCCGCAAGACACAGGAACTTAGCGAACAAAGGCAACAGGTACAATTTGCTAGTGCAATCCAACAGGCGTTGGACAATGACCCTAAGCAAACTATCCAATTGCTGCAAGAACACTATGGTTTAAATAAGCAAATTGAAGAAGATGATATTTACCTTGACCCTTTGGAAAAGCAGTATCGTCAACTTGAGAACCGTTTGCAATCTTTTGAACAACAGCAGGCTTTGCAGGAGTTGGAAAAGAATATTGGCTTTTTGCAGTCTAAATATGGTGAAGATTTCAATGCTAATGAGGTTGTAGCACAGGCTCTTGCTGTTGGAAGCAACGATTTGGAAGGCGTTTATAAACAAGTGGCTTTTGATAGATTACTTGCTAAAACTCAGGCGCAGACCGCTTATGACAACCGTAAGGTTGCACAAGAACAGTCTGCTATTGAGGCTAAACGTGGAACAAACATAGTTTCCAGCAATACTGGTTCTGCTGCAGCGGATACATCGGCTTCACCAGTCGCATCTTTACGTGACGCTTTTGATTTGGCTAAACGTCAACTCGGAATTTCATAACTTTAACTAACGCTTTTTAGGAGGCTCACATGGCTGGTAACAGCAACTTTGACGCACTGTTGTCAACGACACTTGCGAACTACCGTTCACAATTGACAGACAACGTGTTTACCGCACGCCCACTTACTTACACTCTTATGGACAAGGGTCGTATCCGCATGCTTAATGGTGGTACGAAAATTGTTGAACCATTGATTTATGGTTCAAACGAAACTGTTTCATCGTACTCCGATTACGATGCTGTTTCCCTTACACCACAAACAGGTATCTCTGCATCAGAATGGAACTGGAAGCAGTACGCTGCATCTATCTCCATTAGTGGTATTGAAGAAGCCAAAAACAATGGTGAAGCAGAAATCATCAACCTTCTTGAAGCAAAAATCATGCAGGCTGAAGAATCAATGCGTGAAGGCTTTAACCAAATGTTCTTCGGTGATGGTACTGGCAACGGTGGCAAAAACTGGGATGGTCTCGGAAACATCGTAGAATCAGGTAACACTGTTGGTGGTATTAACTCGGCTAACGGTCAGGGTAATGACTGGTGGCGTTCATATGAGGAAAACACTGCAACTGCTTTGACTCAGGGACAGATGACCACAGCATACAACACTGTTTCTGTTGGTTCAGAACACCCAGACGTAATTCTTACTAGCCAAACATTGTTTGAAAAGTATGAATCACTTTTGACTCCACAACTCCGCTACACTGACACCAAAACCGCTGATGCAGGCTTCCAGAACTTGTTGTTCAAAGCAGCCCCAATCATGTACGATGTGCATTGCACAGCAGGTGTAATGTACTTCCTTAACACGAAGTACCTCACGCTTGTTGGTCACAGTTCCAAGTGGTTCCAGCAGACCGAGTTCATCCGCCCAGAGGACTTGGATGCTCGTTATGCCCTTATTCTTTGCTACGGTAACCTTACCTGCCGTAACCGTAAGAAGCAAGGCAAGTTGACCGCTAAAACGGCATAATTGAACGTGGGGGGGAAACCCCCCACATTCTTATCTCTATTCTTTTATTAAACACATCTATTAATTAGGAGGCAAAATGCCACTCGTAGCAAACACCACATCAGGAGCACTCAGTCGTGCTCGCATCGCAAGTTACATCGCCGCATCAGAATCAGTAACTCCAGTTACCGTAACTGACGCTGCACGTACTTTGACCGCAGCAGAACTGCTTGTTAGCAAATTGTTCACTTGCACCCCAACTGCAGCACGAGCATTTACTACACCAACTGGTGCAGAAATTGCTGCAGCAGTTTCGGATGAAGTTGTTGGCTCATCATTTGAGTTCACAATTGTAAACCTTGCTAGTGCAACACATGCAATTACTTTGACCGCTGGAGCATCTGGAGTTACCATTGTTGGTGCTGCTGCTGTTTCTGCTGCAACATCGGGCACCTTTGTTGGTGTCGTAACTGCTGCTGACACGGTTTCTATTTACCGTAAGTAATATTTAATGGGTGGTGGTAGTGGAAACGCTACCACCACCATTATTTTTCAAATACAATTAGGAGTAACAATGGCTGAATACGACGATATGGCATCATTTGCCAAAATGTTTTCCAACAGTAATGCTGGCGGAAAAATGACTAAAAAAAAGAGTGCTGCTGCCCGTCAGAAGGCTAAAGCCAAAGGTATGAAGGGTGCTGCTTATATTGCACTTGGTAAGCCTGCTGGTAAAAAAGGTAAAGACTCTAAAGGCAAGAATTCTGGTTCTAAAGGTTCTGGTTCTAGGACTTCTTCTTCAAGTTCTTCAAAGTCTAAGCCTATGGTAAATACGGGTTCACCTTACGCAACTGCTGCTGCAGCAAAAGGTAAATCAATTTCTGACCAAAAGAATGCTGAACTTCGTGGCAGTGCCGCAATTGCTTTGGGTAGCCCAATGAGGAGACAACCAACAGCAAAAGATTATCAACGTGTCTATAATCAGGTTGCTGGTATGGCTTTGGGTAATCCTATGACTAAACAGGTTCGTGCAAAGCCAGCCAGTTCAAAACCAGCCAGTTCAAAACCAGCCAGTTCAAAACCAGCCAGTTCAAAAACTACCACTACTACTACTGCGCCAAAAAAGCCTACTACTAGTACGACTACACCAAAGTTTAGACCAAACGTTAAACCACTTAAACCAGTTAAATAGTTTTAGTTACAAATCACTCTAATAGTGATGAGTACTTCAAAAACTTCCCAACCAACACACGCATTATACGGTCAACCAGTCCAAGGCAGTAGACCCGCTGGCGCACAAGTAGGTTCAAAGATGGCTCCCCCAGGAGCGCCCTACTTGGGTCGCCAGCGATGCGTAGCAAACGGCGACACCTGTGAAGGTCCACAGGCTAAAGGAACAAACTACTGTATTGGGCATTTAAGGTCTAGTGAAAAAGGTAACGACGTAACATGAGTACAGCAAACGAACTAATTGCTCTTGTGCGAAATATCGTTGACCTACAAGAAAACGATTTGCCAACAAGTTTGTTGCAAACATATTT